CATGGATAAGCTGAATGCCATCTCTGCCGGCTGGGTTATAAAGCCAAAGTTGGCCTAGGTCATCTTTGTAGACACGACGGCCAGTCTGATGATACGAACGAACAAAGCCATCTTGCCAGACCATGGTGAAACCACGGTCATGGAATACGTGAGTCACGTGCCCAACCTGGGCATCATTGCCTCTCCAGATGCACTGTACCTCGTAGGTCTCAGCTGCCGCTGGTGTCGCCACTAGGGGCGTCGCTGCCAGTAGGCTCAGTAGAATTTTCTTCATTGGGCTCCATAAATGTATGGTGGAAGGGGCCGGCAGCAAAGTTGTGGACTTCGATTGCGCCTGTTGAGTCTGTGTATGTGCACTCAGCCCATACTGTGGCTCTACCCCTGTCTGTGTCAATCTCACCACGTGCTGTGGTGACGTGGTGTTCTCTTTCGTCAGTCCAATATGAGAGACTCATATTGTTGAACCAGTCAACATTCTCCCATCCGTGGAAGTGTTCGGCTGCCGCTCTACACTGTACCACGAAGCTGTGAGTATAGAACTCACTATCAGGAGGGATTGTCTCCGCGGTGACTGTGTCCGAGGATACCGACGTACTTAAAAGTACCATCATGCCACTCACACTCAGCAACCTTTTCGCCATCTGCTCTCCAAACGAAGACACCACCTGGGAAAAAGTCTGCGTTACCTGTAAATCCTGAAGCTTCTTCACACTGTACTCTCAATGCACTAATATCTAGCTTATCTCCATTCTCTCCGCCGACACCAAAGCAACCTGCGAGCAGGCTACTTGCTACTAGTGTCGTAGCCAAAAGCGTCATCCTGCTTTTTGAGTAATAGTTTTTCATCGATTTCATCTTGTGTAGGGATAAGGATACTGAAGGGAGTTCCCTCCTCTTCAAACTCCTTGTTCATGTCAATAAAGTCTTGGGGAGTAATCTTCATTAAAGATCGCCTTCCTGCCGATTCTCAGAGTACCACGGGTCGAATACGCCTCCAGGATAACGAGCCTCAAGCTTTGCAACATTGCCTGCAACCACTTCATCAAGAGATACCTCCAATGCGATTAGACACTGGGTCACATACCACAGGGTATCCCCCAGCTCTTTAATTAGATGCTTTTTGGTTTCATCATTCCAAGGTTTGCCCTGAAAGACAAGCTTCTTAACGATCTCCATAACCTCGCCACCTTCAGCGTTGATACCGATGGCTCCGGTCATAAGTCGTTCGATGTTCGCTCCTTTCTCATCAAGTCGCACAAGACGGTCAGAAAGTGCCAGAAAGTCCTTGCTTTCGTCCGAAGTGACCGCATCAACGAACTTGGTGTATTTGTTGAAGTCAACGTGTTTAGTCATGAGAATGTAAAATCGGCAAATGATTTAGGTTTGAACTTTGACTCTTCGTCATTATATTTGAAAGTCGGCTCGGTGTCTAGCACGTCGTCCTGAGCGCTTTGCTCCACATCATAGAGTCTCATCTTTGCCCTGTCTATACCAACCACAAACTTGCGGTGGGTAGCAAGGTCATTGTAGCGGTTCTTCAGTTGTTTGACAAGTATTTGCCCCATGGATTCCAGTTCTTCATTGCTGATGAGGGCGAACATGAGATCCGCTGTAGCTGGAAGACCAAAGGACTCACTTGTATCAGTGAGTGAAACGTCTGTGCTTGAAAAGCCAGAGCGAGTGGTTTGTGTTGCACTTACGATTGGTAGGTTATATTTAACGGCAAGACCTCTGAGTTCTTCTGCAATAGCTTTAACCACGGTGTAAGAATTAACGTTAGACCCAGCACGGTAACGCTGACTTGTACATATATTAAGATAGTCAATAAACACAATATCGGGCTTAAAGGATTTCTTGAGTTGTAGTTCCTTGAGAAGTGCGTCGAAGTGTCCTGCATGTGCAGAGGCAGTTGGGTACTCTTTTATGTACAGCTGCCCCTGAGTCTTTTTGGAAATATCCGTAACTTTTGTTTCGAATATTTGCCTTGGTACGTCTATGATGTCTTGGATGTTGACGTTGAGGAGGTTGGCGTCGATCCGTTCAGCAATCCGCTCCTCTGCCATTTCAAGTGTAACGTAGAGAACGTTGGCCCCTTGCATGAGGACGGAGCTAGCCATAGAGCACATGAATAGACTTTTGCCGACACCTGTACCAGCCAAAGCGATGTTGAGAGTCTTGCTAGGCAGACCGCCTTTTGTAATTTTGTCGAAATATTCCAGGTTGAAGGGGATACGTTCTTCTTTGACGTGATAGAAGTCATAGCGCTCGTTGTAGTCGGCAAGGTAATCATGTCCCACATGAGGATCAAACGAGACGGCAAGTGCCTCTGTTAGGAGCTGTGGGATAGCCCCCCGATCTTGTTCACCCTGTCCATCATGAATCGAAATGGATTCTAAAAGCGCCAGATAGACTGCTCGCTCTTGGCACCACTTTTCTGTTGTGTCCGTGAGGAAGTCGATGCTGCCCACCTCAGTGCGCTCAAGGAGAACGTCGAGTGTTTGACTAATCTCCCTAAACTCATCTTCGGTGGTTCTTTCATACTGTTCAAGTCGAACAGCGATGGCTGACCTGCTTGGGCACTCGCCATATTCAGCAAAGTATCCTGAGCAGATAGAAAACGCAGCACGTCCGACGGACGTTTCAAAGTACTCTGCCTTAACATACGGAAGTACTTTTCTGGTGTAAGTTTCATTGTGAATCAATCCGGCAAGGACAAGCTCTTCAGTAGGAGAAATCATGCAAGATGCATATATGTGGACATAATATATTTGGTGCCAGCCTTCACCCGTTTACCAGCATGAGGGAACATCCAATAAGGAGGAAAGACCAAGACAGAGCCTCTGCGTGGGGTGACAGTGCCACCCTGAGAGAACTCAGTTTGTCCGCCAGTATAATCATCGTTCAAATAGAATAGGAAGGACAGATATCGGTTGGAAGACTCGGGAGACTCAACGTCAATATGCTCATCATATCTATCATCAGACCCACCATTATAGCACTTGACACGAAACTGTTCAAGTGTTTTTAAAGGCGGTAGATATTTAGCTAGAGGGAAGCACGCAACGTAGTTGTCAAGCGCCTTCAGAGTGTATGTGACAAGGTCCTGAACCATGTATGGAAAGGTCTGGTTCACATTCACTTGAGTGAACTTAGGAGCGCCATCGCGATCCCAATGTTCTTGGTTACCATGATTATAGCAGTCTATACAGCGGCTGCATACTGTTGATGGCAATATGTCATCAAATACGAAAGCTCCGCTAGGGAGCCTCGTCGTGGTCGCTGTAGATGTCATTGTCCGTAGGCGAACTTTGACTTGGCGATGACGTCAAGTTTTTCAAGTACCTCTTCCGTAAAGTACTTTTCTGGCTCGGCATAGACTGCTTTGGCGAAGACTTTCTTTCCGTCAATCTCCCATCGGCCAGCGATTTGTTTCCAAAGACCTCCAGCCTCTCCAAGCTCAAGAAGTCCGTAGTATTTGTCGAGTCCTCGTTCATCGTAATACAGTCTTACCTTTACCTCAGAGTTTTCTTTACTTAGACGCGACTTAGCAGTCTTAGCCTTGATAATGTTTCCAACGACTTCTGTACCATCCTTCTCTTTCGACTTGCTGAGATAGATGATTGTAGACGCTGCGTACTTGAGGCCAGAGCCTCCTCCCATTTCCTTTGTAGGGACATAAGAACCGATGACATCGTAGGTGTGGTTAGTGACGATTAGTGGGACTTTGGCTTGTCCGAGCTTGAGGGTGAGCATTCTAAACGCACCCTTGACCAGTTGCGACTTGGTCATGTCCCTGACTTGCTTATCAGCCAGAGCGTCACTGATCTCCTTCTCAGTGCTCAGCATTCCCAGGGAATCCAATACAAACATCATAGGCTGACGCTTGTCTTCTGGGAGTTTCAGATATTTATCTATAGCTTGTAAAGCTTTGGTTCTAAATTCTTCAATAGTTACAACGTTTAATACGACAGTACGTGAGGTATTGACCCCACGGGACTCAAGCATCTCACGAGTAATAGCAGACTCTGTATCGAAATAAAGGCAAATGCCGTTAGGATTACTATCAAGGAAGTTTTGTACGACTGCCAGAGAGAAGAAAGTTTTGCCAGTTGAGCTTTCACCTGCGATTGCAGTGATTTTGTTATCAGATACACCACCAAGGATACTACCACTGACGAGAGCATTAAAAATGTAGGAACCACTGTCAACGTATGTTTCAGTGTTGTCAATCTCTGATGCCAGTTGGGTGTAGTCATCTCCGATGTCCTTGATAATATCTTTGAGGAAGTCGTTGGTCATGAAAAGAACATATCGAGTTGGGCAGTTTTCTCTGTCCTCCAGCCAATGGTGTCGAGGATGAGCTTCAAGGGTTCAATAAAAGACTTGTTATACATTGTGTCATAATCAATGAATTTATTCAAGCCGAACTCCTTGGGTAGTTCTGAAATGAAGGCAATCACATTCTCCTGGAAGGGATTGGGCACCTTGAGGTATGTAAACTTAATCTTCTCACCGTCATTGATAGCTGTATACTTGTTGGTCAGCTTCTTCTGTTTGAGGTGGTGATTGAACATAGCACAGCCACGGATGTGGAGTGGTGTACCTTTGATGTAAATGCTGTTGGGGTCAGAGTATTTGGTGATGTTGGACGCAGAGCGAGGGAAGGCAATCTCTTCTGCAGGCAGAGTAGAGAACTCACGGCGCTTCTCTTCGATGAAGTCTTGCAGCTGCCTCTCAGTGCCCTCCATGATAATCTTGAGTGCCTGCTTAATGTAGACACGGCAGGGCGCGGGTGTGGATGACTTGACAGCCTCAATGCCCATCATCTTGAGCTTAGGCTCATCGTATCTCACACCCTCGTTGTCCCAGACGTTGAGGATGTAGCGCTTCTTAGCAGTCCAGATACCTTTCTCTGCAATACACTCACGCTTCATCACGAGTGTCTTCTCGTAGCAGTTTAGATACTCTGACAGCTCATCATATGATTCAGTAATAAACTTCTCTAGCTTGTCCTCACACAGCTGGTTCAGAAGCGGTACAACTCGTTCCGCATGTGCATCGTCTCCGAAAACCCTACTAACAAGAGGACCAAGGTTAAGATAGATACTATCAGTGTCAGACGCGATGACATAGTCTACACTGTCGGTTTGGAGTGATTTATTTAGGTACTCATTGAGCTTTCGCTCAATCCAGCGAATGATTACCTGACCAGTGGAGGTGACAGCTTCAGCGTTAGCCAGCTTATAATAACGAAAGTAATTGTTGCCAAGAGCACCATAAAGAGAGTTCAGACAAATCTTTCGGACTTGCTGAAAGTTAGACCACTTGGTCACTTCTTTAGTTGTCTCCTTGTGCAACAGTCTCAGCTCTTCATTGCTGAGTGATGACAAGTCTACACCCATGGGGCTTGAGAGAATTGGATAAGTTTGTTCTTCAGTGATTCTAGTCCAGCATGCCCGTTGGTATCAAGGGCTTCAAGGTATTCTACCATGTAAAGGCTGGCTTCATTGTTGGCTTGTGTTGGCTCATCTCTCCCCTCAGTCATCTGCTTTGCAGTACGACTCATTGACATTGCTCCCGTGCGTAGTGAACACCTATGCGTGACTGGAAGTAATCCAGACAGTGCTGGTTCTGTTGTTCTATTTTAGTACCAAGAGAGACATTTGTACAGCCGCTTAACAATAATAACAGCATTAGGTACTTCACATTAAGCCTCGCTTCTTCATTTCAACCTCGATGTCCTGAAGGTCCTGCTTCTTGCGAAGCATATTCTTCTTGTATCGTACACGTTCGTTGTACATTTTAATGATGAGCTCTGGCATGAAGCCACGCTTATCTTTACGATACTGAGCTCCATTGGCAGCGATGGTGTAGTCCTCGTCAGTCAGGTCACGTGATAAGTCACACTCCTTGGCAATCAACTCATCAATTGATACATCCTCATTGCGCTCCTTGCTCAGTGTCTCAGGTGAGATGTTCAGGAAACGGATAAGAGAAGGATAAAGAGAATTAAGATCAAAGGATACAATCCAGTCATAAGAACCAGGTATGGGTTCTTTGACATAAGCTCCGATGAACTGATCTTTCTTGTCCGACTCCTGCTTGGGCGGTACGGCAATGTTACGCTCCTTGAGATAGTTATAGATGATAATATCCCACAACCGCACTTGAGCGAAGGTGTCAGTGTAGTTGCAGTGGGCGTCATACGCCATCAACATAACCAAGTCAATGAGCTTCATCTTCTCCTCGAGACTGTCAACCAGGTCAACGTCAACGAGGTTATAGTCTACAAACTTCTCCCACCCGTTGGTGTAGAAGTCTTTGAAGGTCTCAAACTCACTGTGGTCTAACTTACGGTGACCCAGTTCAATACCAGCGATAGTATCAAGACGATAGTTCTCGCGGTTCGTATAGGTAAACTTCTTATAGATGTCCAGATAGTCAATGACAGACACACCGGCCAGGTCAAACTTGAGCTGCTTACGGTTCATGATGAAGACGTAGTCATCGCTCACCATACGCCAGGGACTGAGGTTACGCATAGACTCCAGACCAAGAGTGTTAAGAATACGCTGACACAGATAGGGAATGTCAAATAGTTCAACGTTCCATCCAGTAATGACTTCTGGCTCAACATCTTGCCACCAGGCGATGAAGGTTTTAAGGAGGATTTTCTCATTTTCACAATACACGTATTCGTGGTCATCACGCTTGGTGGTGTACGGACGAGAGCCGAACGTAATCAAGCGCTTGGTCTTATAGTTCTTGAGAGTGATGAGTAGAACTTCCTCTTGCGCTTCTTCTGGTTTGGGGAAGCCATTCTCAGATGAGGTCTCGATGTCGAGCGACCACAATTTGATTTTGTCAATGTCATACTGAATTTCTCCGGGGTATTCTTCAGAGATGTACTGGTAGATAAACCGGTCAAAGCCATACACAGTGGTACCAGCCACAGACTCATACTCTTTCAGGAACTCCCTGCAGTCACGCATGTTGCCAGGCTGTACAGGGTGCACCATCTGACCATCAAGAGTCTGCCAGTCCTCATTGGGGCGCTTTGAAGGCATGAAAAGAGTGGGCTTGTAAGGAACCTTCTCCTTAAAATAGCCCCCTTTCATATCATCCCAGCCACGCACGAGAATCTCACGATTGTATGCACGGACGAATGTGTAGAACTTCATTCAACCTCTAAACGTTCAACTTCAAAGCCATAGTGATATTGTATCACAAGTTCGAGGTCAAGTTCATCCTCTGCCTCCCACTCACCAAGAGGTGACCTTCCGCCAATGGCGTCGAGATACTCGTCTCTGGACTCGAATCCTTCGATGTCGATGGGTTCAAATTCAATGTCAGTTACATTAAACTTCACTTAGCCAATTCAGTCAGAAACTCAACCTCTTCCTTGCCATGCTTCCATGCAAACCCAGCAGTGTGAAACAGTCCCTCAGGAACTGGATGCACCTGACTGTGCTTGTTTGTCATGTTCTCAGTGGACGTCATAAGGATGGTCTTGTCCCTATCATAGAAGAAATTCCACCATTCTTCAACATCCTGAAACGGAATTTGAATAAGAGAGGTCAGGGTGTCCTTGCGGTCATAGATGTGACCACGGTTGATACCCATACGTGAGACCTTCTTGAAGCCATGGGACTGAAAGACATTCAATGCCTCCTGGGTGATACCAATGACACGCCAGTGGTCACTGTATGCATCTTCAAGGATGTTACTGAGAATCTTACGCTTGGCAGCCAAGCTCATATTCCAGGTACAAATCTCCTTGTAATACTTGAAGGCTTCTTCGATAGTCATTCAATAAACTCCCATTCAAATTCCCATTCATCACAGTCTTCAAGGTAGGTAAAGCCCCACTTGGTGTAGTTAGTCCACCCTGAGATGTAGTCTTCGTATTCAGAACAAGGACGCTGTTGTTCTACTTTGAAACCATTCTCCTCCAGATAGAGTCTTACCTCTTCAAAGGCAGCTCCGATGTCAAAGTCATCATCGAATCCTCCCTCATCATAGACTCCCTTGCGAGGAATAGAAAAGCCCGAGTCGTCAACAACCCAGGCATCGAAATCATTTGTACTCATTGCGTTTGGCTTGTAGGTACTCTAGCATATCTTCCCTAATCTCCATCAGCTCATCAAAGCACCCCTGCTCTAGAGCCTCTGTACGAAGCTCAGAGTCAGGTTTCCAGACGGACATGATGAAAAGGTCGAATGCATCAAGCTTCTTCGACGTATTCGGGCTCATACTCATCCTCGGGTAGTTCAGGGATTTGTTCTTCCTCTTGAAGAACGGTTCGCTGGGGCTTAGGCAGCAGGTCAGCGTCGGTGAGTTTCATCTTTTTAAGGTATGCTTGGCGGACTTCAGCAGAC